GCAAAAATTCAAGCATAACATACTCCGCTGAAAATCTTGCTAAATCAAGCAACATTACTAATACATATTATGAAGTCCCTATGGAGATACCAATAGAAACATTAGATATTCCAACTTGCAATACTGAGTTTAAAACCTATATGGATTACCGTTGTATTACTGATAAAACTTCTGCTCAGTATGAACTTCAACAGTTTGCTTGGACTGATGAAGACGGTTTTCGCAGAATAGGCGATGATTACATAGTTGCAATGGGAACATATTATGCTGAAAATGTTGGATGCAGATTTAAGATAACTCTTGATACAGATAACGAGATAACAGTCATAATAGGGGATATTAAGCAGGATGCACACACAGATTATTTCAATCGGTACACACCTATCTATGATGAAAACGGTATCTTCTTTAGTGGTAACGTACTTGAATTTATAGTTGACACGGATGTTTTACCTAAAGTACCGAGAAGATTAGGAACAGTAAGCTATTTTGACTATTTAAAGGAAAATATAAAATCTATAGAAAGGATTGAAACAGAAGAATGACCGAAGCACAGTGGGATAGAAATGCGAGGTGTTTAAAGCATTTTAGACATTATATGAATAAGATGACTAAGGAGTATGAGCTAATTAACTCAGAAGCACCTACTAAAGTACATAAGGCAACCAATGAGGAAACCGAATATTACATGAGTATTCTTGATAAACGTAAGACAAGATATTTTAATCCGCTGTTAAATTGAAAGGAAGTGATAAAATGAGCGATAAAATTGAAAGTATAAATATGAGCGTGGCTGTTTTTTCAGCAAATCTTGTAACTGTTAAAGATGTAGATGAATTTGTCAGAGTAGCAAGTAGCTGTCCTAAGGGTACTGATATAAGCGTTCAGCACGGTAAGTATATAACAGATGGCAAATCCCTTTTGGGCATTCTTTCTCTTAATTTGAGTGAACCTGTAGAGGTAGAAATTAAGTCAGATAAGAGTAGCGAGGTAATGAGCAAGATACTTAGTCAGTTTGATAAGTGGAGGGTTGAGGATTGAAAGTAGAACTTGTAAGATACACGAATGAACCTATTCTTGCAATGGAGTCTGCTGCAAGTAACTGTTATGACAGTAATCCTTCATCTACTGGCAAGATCGTGAAACAGTGCTATAATTCAGGGCATCTGTCAGTAATGGAATTTGCTCAGTTTCATTTCCACATTGAGGGTGTTTCAAGAGCTTTACTTGCACAGATAACACGTCACAGGACAGGAAAATTTGAAGTAAGAAGTCAAAGATATTGTATTGAAGATGGCTTTAAATATGTAACCCCTAATACTATTGCCAATAATAAATCAGCAGATACCATTTATGAAAATATCATAGGACGTATTCAAACATCTTATAACGATCTGATTTCAATGGGTGTGCCTGCTGAAGATGCAAGAATGATATTACCTAATGCTTGTTGTACAGTTATTGACTGTTCTTTTGATTTTAGAAATCTAATGCACTTCTTTAATGAAAGACTTTGTACACGAGCGCAGTGGGAAATAAGAGAACTCGCACAGGAAATGAAGCAATGTGTAATTGAGGTTTGCCCTGAACTTGTGCCTTATTGCGTTCCTAAATGTGAAATTAACAAGATTTCATTCTGTCCTGAAAATAAGAGTTGTGGTAAACATAAAAGATTAGAGGAGATGATAATGATTGAGTAAAAGAATATTTATTCTTAATGGTGTACATACATCTGGCAAAGATACGTTTGTAAAATACATAAATGAATACGGTATTGATGTTGTTCATTACTCTTATGTGGACTTTACAAGTGATATGCTTGAAAGTAAGGGCATTAACATTAAGGACAAGTCAAATAAACTTAGAAAACTCCTTTGTGATGTAAATAATGCTCTTGAAGAGTATAATGATATTCCTTTTAAGGATTGTCTTAATATCGCTGATAACTTTCATCAGAACTGGCTGGAAGGAGATTGGCTGTTCATTGATTGCAGAGAACCTAAGAAGATTGAACGTCTGAAACAGGCACTTAATGCAAAGACAGTATTTGTTAAATCCAATAAGACAATTACAGCCGATAATTCGGCAGACAAGGCAGTAGCAGAGAATTATGAGTATGATTATATTGTTCAGAACACAGGTTCTCTTGATGACCTTAAAAATAACACGATAGACTTTATAAAGGACGTGATAAATATAAAGGACGTGATAAAGTGATTATAGGTGTTGACTGTGATAATGTCCTAAACAATCTCACCGAGAGCGTTCTTAAAGTCTATAACGAAGACTATAATGACAATCTTACACCAGATGATATTACTGATTACTACATCGAAAACTTTGTTAAGCCTGAGTGTAAAGATAATTTCTATAAGCTTTTCACTGATAAAAGAGTATGGAAAGGCATTTCTGTAATTGACGGCTGTGTAGATGTTCTTAAAAAGTGGAACGATTTGGGTCATACGGTCTATATTGTAACATCTACCGAGCCTGCGAATATGCTCAAAAAGGCTAATTGGTTACAGAGGATACTCCCGTTTCTGAACATACGTAAGAGACTTATCTGCATTCAAAACAAACAGTTACTCGGCGAAATAGATGTTCTCATTGATGATTGTTATGATAATCTCATAGGTGGTAAATACAGTAAGATTGTACTTGACTATCCTTGGAATAGAAATTACAACGATGAAGAACATTCTATATGTAGATGTAAAGACTGGTCTGAGATTGAAAGGGTGATTAAATGATAGTTATATATTCTACAGGTTGTCCTAAATGCAAGGTACTTATCAATAAGCTCAATGCTAAGAATATTGAATATTCGGTATTTAATGATGTTGATAAGATGATTGAAATGGGAATAACAAATGTTCCTATTCTTGAAGTTGATGGTGTAAGAATGGAATTTAAGGAAGCTAATAATTGGATAAATAGCAGGGAGTGATAAAATGGAAATAAACATTAGATTAGATAAAAATTTTACAACTCAGTACAATAAACTCCAAGGAGAATACGGTACATATATTGCAAGACTAAATGGCTTTGATGATGCACAGCTCTCATATACCGATTTTATTGATAATTTTATTGATGAAACTACGGTTGCAGATTCAAGTATTGATGGAAATAGCAACGTAAGGAGAAAGGATATAGTGACGCTCCTTACCGAGATGCCCAAACCTCATAGAAAGCTCCTTGCTTATAATAAAATACATTATGAATATCAGAAAAAGTATGGATTTAAGGCAGCCAATGACTGGCTATGGCGTGAGTGGATAGGTCAACTTTATATGCACGATGGAGATACCAGTACATTTAAACATTATTGTTTTGCGTATGACCTCAAAGATGTTGCTGAAAAGGGTTTGTTTTTCCTTGCTGATAATTTTAATCCCAAGCCACCAAAACATCTTGTGACATTTGTTGATTTTGTCAAAGAATATATCAGTTTTGCAAGTAATAGAAGTTCAGGCGCTTGTGGGCTTCCAAATCTTATTCCGTATATGTTTTATTTTTGGAACAAAGATATTGAAAACGATTATATGGGAATTAGGACTTCTCATTCTGAAAAAGCATATGCGATACAGGCATTTCAAAGATTTATTTACGCCGTCAATCAACCCTGTATACGAGATAATCAGCAATCCGCATTCACCAATACCTCCGTATTTGATAGACCGTATTTTGAAGCACTTTTTGGAGGAAGCACTTTCCCTGATGGTACATATATGATCGACTTTGAAGAAGCGATTATTAATTTTCAGAAACTCTATATGGAAGTTATGTCAGATATACGTTCTGAAAATATGTTTACGTTCCCAGTAAGTACAATCTCACTCCTTCGTAAGAATGGTCAGTTTGAAGATGAAGATTTTGCCAAGTGGGCAATTAAGCACAATATGAAATGGTCGGACAGCAATCTTTTTATTGACGATAATGTTTCAAGTCTTTCTAATTGCTGTAGACTTAAATCTGATATTCGTGACCTTGGTTATTTTAATTCAGTTGGCGGCACAGCTTTAAAGGTTGGCTCTGTAAAGGTATCAACAATTAACCTTGCTCGTTTAGCACTCGACACAAATACCAAAGAAGAATATCTTGAAGAACTCAAGGTTAGAACATTATCTAACATTAGAGCTTTGGATATTGTTAGAAATATTATTAAAAGAAATGTTGAAAAGGGTTTGCTTCCCAATTTCTCTTATCAACTTGTTGACTTTGAGCATTTGTACAATACAATCGGATTTATTGGTATATATGAAACAATGAAAAAGTTTGGTTGTACAGCTACAGATGAATTTGGAAATGTATATTATACTGATAAGGCTTCAACTTTTGGCAAACAGATATTCGATACAATGAGAGAAGTTGCTGATAAATTCATTGCCGACAATCATTGTGATTATATGATAAATACTGAACAGATACCAGGTGAAAGTGCAGCATCGAAACTTATGAATAAGGATAAATTCTTCTACCCCGAAGCAAATATTTACGACCTTCCTCTTTATGGTAATCAGTTTATTCCTCTGGGAATTAAAACTACATTGAAAGAACGTATTCGTATTCAGGCAATGTTTGATAGGTTCTGTAATGGTGGTTCAATTCTTCACGCAAATATAGACAGTCCTTTTGATAGCTTTGATAAAGCTTATAAAATGACTTGTTACATAGCTGATGTAGGTGTTACCTATTTTGCATTTAATACTAAAATTCAAGCCTGCGAAGATAATCACGCTTTTTATGGAACGACTTGTCCTATTTGTGGTAAACCTATTGCAACAGAATATACGAGAGTAGTTGGTTTTTATACACCTATCAATACATGGACTAATGCTCGTAAGAAAGAGTATTGTATGCGTAAATGGGAAAATACCAGCAGCGGTATGGGAGAATAAATGAAAATTAAGGGCTTAGTCGATGAAGATTTCGTAAACTTCAAGTTGCCCTGTATGTTCATCTCTATTGGCACTTGTAACTGGAAGTGCTGTATTGAAGCAAATATTCCAGTTACAGTTTGCCAAAATAGTAACTTAGCTAAACAAAAGGACATTGATATACCTATTAATGAAATATTTAATAGGTATATCTCAAATCCTATTTCAGAAGCTATTGTTATTGGTGGGCTTGAACCAATGATGCAATTTGAAGATGTTTATAATTTAATTAAGTATTTCCGTAGCAAAGGTGTAAATGATACTTTTGTAATTTATACGGGCTATTATCCAAATGAAATTCAAGATAAAATTGAAAAGCTAAAAGCATTTAAAAATATCATTTGCAAATTCGGACGATATGTACCAAATCAAGAAAAACATTTTGATGACAAATTAGGAATAAATCTTATAAGTGATAATCAATATGGTGAGGTGATTAGCTGATGAACGGTTTGAAAATAATTAAAAACCCAGATGTTGCTATTTATGAAGAAGTAACAAAAGCTGTAAAAGACAATAATGGGTATTGCCCCTGTGAACTCATAAAGAACGAGGATACAAAGTGTCCGTGTAAAATTTTCAGAGAACAAAATACAGATGGTGAATGTCATTGTGGCAGATACAAAAAGGTGAACGAATGATAGATCAACAAATAATTGATGAATATGTAAACGGAGAATCTGTTAATCATTTACATAAAAAATACAATGTTTCTTATGAAGCAATAAAACATTGGTTAAATAAATTAAATATACCAGACAATCATACGGGACGCTTTTATCAAGAATATGAAGAATGCGGTGATTATACAAAAATTCATATTAAGCACAGAGGTAGCTATGTTTATTGTTTGATTGACAACGATGATGTTGAAAAATGTAAAAACTATGGAATATGGAGTATTTGTAAAAATGGTTATATTATAAATTGTAAAACTGGAACATATATACATAGATTTATAATGAATTGCCCTAATGATTTAGAAGTAGATCATATTTATCATAATCCTCTTGACAACAGAAAAGCAATGCTAAGAATAAGCAATAGTTCTCAACAAAAAATGAACACAAAAGTTCGTTCAGATAACACAAGTGGCGTTAGAGGAATATACTATGATAAATTTAGAAATACATGGAATATAAATATCAATTTTAATAATCAGCACTTTAGAAAAAGATTTAAAAATAAGGAAGATGCAATTAAAATGAGTGAAGAAATATATTCAAATGGATTTGGGGAATACAGATATAAACCTACACCCAATACCGAATAAAGTGCAATTAAAATAATATACAACGTAGTCCTTTATTGTGAATGAAACTAAACCGTAAAAAATAGGCTCTTGCCAAAATTAAAGACAAGAGCCTAAAAGGAGGTCGAAATGTCAAGACCTAAGAAAACAGATACTGAAATAGAAAATGCTAAATCACAATTAAGTAAATTACCATTCAGTAAAGGTGAAACTGTCTGCTTAACCTATAAAATTGATGGTAAACCTAAATACTACATAACATCTACTGTACTCAGAGATGTTTATTACTTGTATGAAGTTACAAACGATACAATTATAAGAACTAAACACAAAGCCGATAATCCAACCGATTTATATAAACTTATGAGGGAGTGATAATTATTAATAAACCAATTTATCTTGATAACGCTGCTACTACACCAATAACCAAGCCAGTTCTTGATGCTATGATACCATATCTTACAGAACAGTATGGCAATCCATCATCGTTATATTCTCTTGGCAGAACAGCACACAAGGCTGTAGAAACGGCAAGAAGCCAAATTGCAAAGGCTATTAATGCAGAACCTAATCAGATATTTTTTACATCAGGAGCTACAGAGAGCAATAATTGGGTGTGTTCAAACTTTAAGAGTATACTTTGTTCACCATATGAACATCATTCAATTCTCAAAAGACCACATACGACAGAAATGAGAACCTCTGCACCTCTCGCTAATGATATTTTCAGATATTCTGCTGATTTGGTCTCCCATATGTTTGTTAATAACGAAATTGGACAGATATATGACATTACAGATATGGCAAAAATATCTCACGAAATGGAGGTTTTATTTCATACAGATTCTACTCAGGCTTTCGGTCATATTCCAATAGATGTTAAAAAACTTAATTGTGATTTTCTAAGTCTTAGTGGGCATAAATTCCATTCGGCGAAATCCATAGGTATATTGTACATAAAAGAACCCGACAAGTTTAAGCCACTTCTTTATGGTGGTCAGCAAGAAGCAAACCATAGAGCAGGAACAGAAAACGTAGCATCTATTGTAGGTATTGGTAAAGCCGCTGAACTCTATAATTTTTCTTCCAAAAGAGATAAACGTTGCAGAGAGATACAACAGAAGTTTGCTGATACTTTTATCACTTTTAAAGATACCCATTTCAACACCGCTATACCTGTAAGCATATCGTCAACGCTTAATGTAGCTTTTAAGGGTGTAGAATCTGAATCACTGATGCTCCTCCTTGATATGGACGGTATTTATGTATCGGCA